TAACAAAATAATTGAAAATAATGAAAATAATGAAAATAATGAAAATAATGAAAATAATGAAAATAATGAAAATAATGAAAATAATGAAAATAATGAAAATAATGTAAATAATGTAAATAATGAAAATAATGAAAATAATGAAAATAATGAAAATAATAAAAATAATGAAAATAATGAAAATAATGAAAATAATGAAAATAATGAAAATAATGAAAATAATGAAAATAATGAAAATAACAATATAAAAGTTAAAAATTATTTTTATAAAATAGAATATACAAATTACAATGTAGAAATAGAAAAAAATAATAATGAATTTATTAAACCAATATATAAAAACAGTATAAATGATATAAATATGTATGAACACACTTATATGTACAGAAAAAAATTTAGAAAATTAATAAATTATTTAAAGAAAATAGATACAAATAATGTAACATATTTAAGTATTACAAATGTAGCAGAATATTTATATAATAATTCTTATACATCAAATATGTTATTAGAATATATATTATTAAACAAAAATACAGATTCAAATATAGATGTATTAAATAATTATAAATTTGTAATTTTGTTTAATAAATATAAAAAAAATATCAAACATGAAAAATTTTTAATTTTTTTCAATTTAAATTATATTTTTTTTCGTTATAAAGTGTGTTTAAATAATCTTGAATATATTTAACAATTATGGATGATTACAATTTGATGTCATTGATAGAATCAAAAAATGAATGGTCTGCTAGACTGTTAAATATATTAACACCGTGTGTAATAGAGGGTATAACATCTATTTTTAATGAATCAGTAAAATTATGTGAAACAACAAATGAAAAAAATAAATATTTGATGACCTTTCAAAATTTATTAAACAATATACCTAAATGGAGTAGTAATATAGTAGAGGAAGAAAAAAATAGAATAATAGAAACATCTTATTGTGATTATTTAGAAGATTTAATAACATGTATACATATTGTTCAATTAAAAGCATTATCGACCGCAAGAGTAGGTTTAAAACAAAAAAAAATAAATATAGATATACCAAATATCAATACATTTATACATAAATTATATATAAATGTTGCTAGAAAATTATATGTAAATATATATTTATTTGAGAAAAATATATCACCATTAAACGTCCAAAAAAATAATAGGGAATTAGAAATATTAATAAAAGAAAATATATTAAATACAATAAGAGAAAGTGTCCCTATTGATAATATATTAAAGGCTTATTTAGATGAAACACAAGAAACAGATGTAGAAGTTGAAGAAAAAATTGAAAATATTGAAAAAGAAATAAAAAAAGACGATTCAAAAGATAATGAAAATGAAATAAACAAAATAAAAAGTGAAATAAAGAAAGAAATAAAACAAGAAATAGACAATAAATCAAATATTAAAGATGTTTTAAAGAATATAAACAAAAATATAAATGAAGATTTATTGGATGAATCAAAGAATGATTTACATGAAATAAATATGGATACATTAATAGGTGGTAACGAAACATCTAATAAAAATTCAGTTGATTTTGAAGAATTAGATTTAGATAATATGTCATTAGATAAAAACGAAGATAAATCAAGTAATTTAAAAAATAATATTAATGATACAAATATAGATGATGATATTATAAGTATAAGTACCGATATAGAAAAAAATATAGATACTAATTTGAATACATCACCAGATTTAGATTTAGATTTAGATATAGAAGAATTACATTAATTCGTAAAAAAAATATATTAACTTTAATAATATATTTTATAAAATGAATAAGTTGCTATCAAGTAGTGTAATAAGTGTAATATATTTGATTATAAAATTTTTAGAAATGAGATTTGTATCTAAAGAAAATAAACCATTAAAAAAATTAGTCTTAGATGCATTAATTGTTTTTGTAGCATCATTAATAACATCATTCTTATTTGAACAATTTGACATAACAAATATATTAAACAAAATAAATACATCACCAGTAATTCTTACAAACACACCAAATTTTTAGCAAGATATAAAAAATTAATCAAATTATATTATTTATAAAAAATAATATAATTATGTAATAAAAATTTATTTAGTAAATACGGGTAAATTATCAATATTTAAAATAGAACCGGGTTTATTTATATTTTTTTTTGCTATGTTATATTTGTTAAATATGACATTTTTTATTACTTTACATGGTATATGTTTTGTTACTGTTCTTGCAATCATTTTATATAATTTAAAATCGGGATATCGTTCGTCACCATTATTTTTGTACAAAATATTTCTGTTTTTATCATCAAATATCCAACTAATAATTAATTTTTTAATAGGGGATTTTAATTTGACAATATCATCTAAATCATCTACAAAATAGTCAAATATACTGCAAGATAATCTACAAAGATCAAAACTAAAATTAGGATTAACAATTGATTTATTTTTATCGTAGAAAGGTTCACAGTTATATTGTGAATGTGCATCACCATTTAAATCATAACTATCACTAATTATAAACTTATTATTAACCGTATAAGCAGCTCTACCAAAATCTATAATTTTGAATATTTTCCCATATGTGGGAACTTTGTAATGTACATTATCATATTTGTAATAAAGATATTTTTTTTCAGTATTAACATATACAATATTATTAGTATGTAAATCATTGTGTGTAAAATCAAAACATTTTTGATATATAATTAATGTAAATAATATTTGTAAAATAATAGATTCCCATACTTTATCATTTATTTTATTATTCATTATAAAATTATCAAGAGTATCATCACAACATTCTAAACATATAAGTTGAACAGGAAATTTATTTATAGAAACTAATATTTCACTATCATTATCAGAATCAGAATCAGAATCAGAATTAGAATCAGAACAAGACTCCGTTTCAGATTCTGTTTCAGAATCAGATTCATAATCAGAATCATTATTAGAACAATCGCTAATAGATGTATTAGATGTTCTAGATGAACAATAAGAGCCAGATTCAGAATCAGATTCAGAACCAGATTGAGAATTAGTATGAGATTTATTATTTATAGTAGGATTTTTATTAAGTTTAGAATTAGATGTAATCTTTGATTTAGTATTATTACATATATCTGGTAATATATTATTAGTAATATCTAACATTTCTATATTTTTATCATAGTCAGTAGTCATAGTTGAATATATATCGTTATTACTTAAATCAATAATAGATTCATTTAAGTCTAAATATGAATCATCATTGTTGTTATTGTATATATCTAGTAATTTTTTTTTATATTTAGTTTTATTTAAAAATTTATTAAGTTTTTCATTATTTATAATTTTAAAAATATTATTATTATTTTTGTTAAATATATTATAATCTAACAAGTATTCTATATCATCTTCGATATCAACAATAAAATTATGTTTTATTCCTAAGAAAGAACCATAAAAATTTATACCATTATAAAAATTATAATCATTTAGTAATTGACTGGATAAATAAGAGAAAAATGAATCAACATATGCGGAATTGTATATAATATTAAATTTAGGATGAATATTATTATTGTTTTCAAAATTAGGTAAATCAAAAATATTGTAAGAATTATCGTATTTTCCTAACATATATTTACATGGATCTAATAATGGACTATATTTTATAAAAGTTTTTGATTGTATATTATTTCCAGATATATCATCTAACATACAATCAAATCTTTTATCATCATATTTGTTTATTAATTTATTAATAGAAAATTTATGTTTTAAATTAATATTATTGTAATTATTGTTATTTAATACAAAAAAATTTTTGTATAATGGTATAAAATTTTGTATTTTTTCAATTTTTACAAAATTATTATCATCAGATTTAGCAAATTGTTCAAATAAATAAGAATTATTATTTTTTTTGTAATATATATTCATATTTATTCTAAAATAAATATTTTTTTGTTTTTAAACTTAATTATTTTTAATTTACATATTCATTTTTATATGCGATAAAAACTTTTAATTAACTTATAAATATATATAAATAGTTATTATGACATTAGAATTAAAAAAATTTGATATGAAAAGTATTAGTTTTTTACCTAATGAAAACAAAGGACCAGTTGTAGTATTAATAGGTCGTCGTGATACAGGTAAATCTTTTTTAGTTAGAGATTTATTATATTATCATCAAAATATTCCTCTTGGAACAGTTATTAGTGGAACAGAAGCAGGTAATGGGTTTTATAGTGAGCATGTTCCTAAATTATTTATACATGATGAATATAAAACAGGTATAATAGACAATATATTAAAAAGACAAAAAACCGTTCTTAGAGAAATAAGAAAAGAAATTGAAGTTTATAAAAAAAGTAATATTGACCCTAGAGCATTTGTTATACTTGATGATTGTTTATATGATGCAACATGGACAAAAGATAAATTAATGAGATTATTATTTATGAATGGTCGTCATTGGAAAATTATGTTAATAATTACAATGCAATATCCACTTGGTATTCCACCACAATTAAGAACAAATATAGATTATGTTTTTATATTAAGAGAACCTTACATTGCAAATAGAAAAAGAATATATGAAAATTATGCTGGTATGTTTCCAACATTTGAATCATTTTGTCAAGTAATGGATCAATGTACTGAAAATTTTGAATGTTTAGTAATAAATAATAATGCAAAGTCTAATAAATTATATGATCAAATTTTTTGGTATAAAGCGGATCATCATAAAAATTTCAAATTAGGTTCAAAAGAATTTTGGGAAATTTCAAAAGAATTAAATTCAGATGATGATGAAGAAGTATATGATCCAAACAGTCTTAATAAAAAAAAAGGCCCAAAAATAAATGTAAGAAAAAGTAAATGGTAATTTGATATTAAAATTTTGAAATTTTGTCTGAAATACATTTCATTTTATTTATTTCTTGATCCATTATTGATTTATATTTATAATCAAAAGCACAATTGTGTTTTTCTGGAAGTCTATGAATTAAACAATAATTTTTTCCACATTTACAAGTTAAATTATGTTCAAATAATTTTAATTTTTTATTACAATCATCGTAATTACAATATTTTGTTAATGATTTTTTGTTCATATTTATTTTATATATATATTAATATATATACTAATTTTTTATTTATATATATATATATTAATATATATTTACACTAGTAGATTTTCATCTATTATTTAGTTTTTTTCTAGAGCCACTTCTACTTCTACTTCTAGTTCTAGTTCTACTTCTGGTTCTACTCCTGGTTCTACTTCTGGTTCTACTTCTGGTTCTATTGGCAATTTTTATTCGTCTATCAATATAATCACTTTCATTTTCTAAATGTAGAACAAATTTATATAATTTATTGTAATATTCTTGATGTTTTTTTGTTGCAGTTGTTATTTTGCCATCTTTTTTTTCATATTCATAACTTTTTTTTTCTCTCATGTTATATGCATCAAACAAGATATTACATGCTGGTTTTATTTTATTTTTTATTTTGTTTTTTGATAATATTTGTTTTTTGAGTTCATCAATTATATCTATTAATGTATATTTATCATCGTAGTTATTTTTGAAATACCATAATTTATTTGCATTTGGATTTAAATCATATTTATCCGTACCTTTTCCATGAAAACATATACCTAATTGATTTAATCCAGCTGCTTCAAGTACGTTATATTCTTGATTATTTATAGGTGTCCAATTACCATTAATACAATTTATATATCCACCAATCATATGGTATATATATGATAATATATTATTATATTAAATATAATAATTATTGTGTTGTTTGTTTTTGTTCTGGTTCTTCAGTTGTTTGTTCTTGTGATTGTTGTTGATTTTGTCTTTCTAATATAGCACTTGCACCATAGTCACTATCTTTATTAACTCCTATAATTACATCATCACTATTAAATAATTCATTTCTTAAATCTTCAATTTCGGGATTGTTAGTTTTTTCACCATATAACAAATTTTTACCAGGAACATCCATTCTATCGGCATTAATAAGATTACCATTTTCATCAACAGATTGCATTAATTTATTATTATGCTTTTTAGCTTTTTCAATATTTTCATTTACAGCTTTTATTTTAGTTTCTTTTACACGATTATCAAATTTTTCTTTATTAACTTCATCATTATCTTTTTTATAATTCATTAATTGATTCAATTCACTATTTAAATATTCAACTTTACCAGTTTTATAAGCTTGTGGATGAAATGGTAACCATAATCCAACTTGTCCAACATATACATCGTGATTTTTATCATTATCTCTTAATTGTTTTGCTTTAACTTCTGCTTCATGTTGAGAAGAAAATGAACCACGAATTTTAACACCTCTAACACTGGTTTGAAAATCATATAATTCATTAAAATTTTCTAATAATTTTTCTTCATTAACTTCAATATAATTTTTATAATAATCTTCAAGTGTAGTATCAAATAATTCAGATTTTTCTTCACTGCAAAATTCATTAAAATTTGATTGTAAATCTTCAATATCAATTTTATATTTGAAACTGATAAAATTTAAAAATTTATTATATTTAGACAAAGATAAATTTAAATCAAATGTTTTAACAAAATTTTCAAAATAAAATAATTCTTTTTTTTTAATTATGTCTTCTGGCGATATAAAACTAACACAAACAAATTTTTGCCCAGCAATTGGAGTATCTTCATCTAATAAATCTTTTACTTCTGTATGTTTTTTTGAAGATTTTTTAGTAGACATTTATAAAATAGTTAAATTTATTATTTTAAGTAAATTTTTATGTATAAATTATAATTAAATTTAATTATAATTTATATTGAAAATTATTATAAAATTTAATTAAATATTGTATTTTTTAAAAAATAAATAATATATTTTTTTTCTTTTCATTTATTATAAAATAATGTTAGATACTGCTGAATTAGTGAAACGCGCTATCAAATATTTAGTAGAAGGCTTTATGGTTGCCGTAGTTGCTTTCGTTGTACCACCAGAAAAAAGACAGTTGAAATTAGATGAAATACTTATAATAGCTTTAATGGCGTCTGCTACATTCTCGATATTAGATGTATTTATTCCAACAATGGGAGCTAGTGCTAGAACTGGTGCGGGCTTTGGCATAGGTGCGAACTTGGTCGGTTTCCCTGCACTCGGTTAAGACACCATAAATGCAGTAAAATAAATAATATATTTTATTAAAAAAATATATTATTAAAAAAAAATTGACAAAAATTGACAAAAATTGACAAAAAATATTTAAAGATAATAATTTAATATTATCAATGGGATTTTATATAATATACAAAATTTATTGTAATGATTGTAATGATATATATGTAGGTTCAACACAAAATTATTCAAAACGCAAGAGTCAGCATCGTATTAATTCACGTTGTTCTTATGATAATGTAAAAAAAAGACTAAAATTATATAAAACAATTAATGAATATGGTGGTTGGGATAACTGGATAATGGTTCCTATTGAATTTTGTGATGAATCAATTATGACAAAAAGACAAGCAGAGCAAAAAGAAGAGGAATGGAGGTTAAAATTAAATACTACTTTAAATTCACAAAAAGCATATACAAGTGTAGAAGAAAAAAAAGATAGATTGAAATCAGGCGATGTTGTATTAATTGATTATTTATTAACTCTTGAAGACGGAACACTAATTCATTCAAATCGATCTGTTAAAGCAAAGCAAGTTCCTTTTATGGTTGGTTATAATATGCAAACAAAAGGGTGGGATTTGGCTCTTGAAAAAATGCATGTTGGAGACGAAGCAAAAGTAATTATTCCTCCAGAACTTGCATATGGCAAAAAAGGCTTTGGAAATTTGATTCCAAAAAATGCTTCTAATATCTTGGCATTAAGAGTTCTCTCAAAGCTTAAACCAAATATTATTGAAGATGATTTTAAAAAGTGGAATATTGTAAAGCCAGATGATAAAAATTCATTGCCTTTCAATGAGGGGAAGAGAATAACAGTTCATATTTTGGCTACAACACCTTCAAATAGTAGTTATATCAATACCATTGTGAATAAAAAGCCATTATCATTCAATTTTAATGATCCAGATATATCTGAAAGTTTAAATAATGCTTTAAAGAATGTGAGATCTGGACAGCAACTTTTTGTTTTAATTCCGTCAATAAAAGCAAAAGCAAACAAAGCATACTTTAAAGGAGTTAAAAAATCAGAATCAATTTTTTATAAGATTAGTGTTTTATCAGTTAAGCCTTATAATTAAAATACTTAATTTCGTAAAAAATTTATAAGA